TTTGCAATATTTTCTATATCGTCGGCCCCACCTTCTAAGGCTACACCAACTGTATCAATAGCAGGTAAGTTCAGTGGAGTAGGATTACCACTATTCAGTGTCTCGCAATTTACGAGAGAAGACTTGCCTGAAATATACGTTGGAGCATACTTCTCGTCAGTTGGGTCCATAGATAGGTTAGCAAAGTATTCACCCATTCCACCTTGTCGGGAATATGTGATACGAACATCAAACCTATTCCTTGTGTCTAGCGATGAAGATAGATGGTAAATCCTAATGGAATCTCCCCAATCTCCTTGGTCTTTGGCTGTATAACCAAGTGTTTCTGTAGCTACACCTTCAAGGCCAACTATTTCGGTGTCATTAAAACCTAGTGGAATGTCAGCCGTAGACGATGCAATAATCTGAACGGATGCGCTACTGCCTGATAGTTCCGTTGTGAACACAACCCTACCATTGGAAGACTGAAGTGTCGCATCAGTTAATGCGCTTAAATCGTCCACAATTTGTGAAGCTGTTCTAGTTCCAGGAGTCAGTGTAAAGGTCTGGTTCGCCCCACCATTTACAGATACTACCAATGAATCGGTTCCAGCATCAGCCGTAGCAACCTGAGTCACAATACCTAATACTGAGTAACAGTTATTGGCGACAGATTTTACCGTTAACGAAGCTGTGTCACTATCGGCTGTGATGACAACTCTTCCTGATGCAACTGTTGCCGTTAACCCTGTAGTCGCTGCATTAATATCGTCGCAAACTAGCTGTGTGGCTCTAAGTGTGCCTGTAAGCGTTACAACCTGGTCTGCTCCACTTCCTACAGCAACCGTTAACTTATCGGCGGTCCCTGTCCCAAATGTAAATGGACCTACTTCAGACCCTTCAACTTGGCCACCTTGTTTGGGAGTGATTACAAACGGACCTGAGCCACTTGTCAGAATAGCCGGTAGTGTTTGACCACCTCTATCCAACACTTCAATATAGGAAGATGTCGCCGTGCATGTAGTTGTATCAGTAATATCATCACAATGTAGAATTCTGATGACCACAAATTTAGCTTTGTTTAGGAAGCCAGTTTTTAGAACCAACGGGTCAGTATAGTCGTCTACAGTGTTTCCAAATTCTCTTAAGAACTCATCCCAAGATTCCATCGGTCTGGGGTCCCAAGGGACACCACGTTCTGTCCTGACTAATGCGTAAACATAACCTCTATCTAAATCAGAATAAATCTGATTAAGTTCATATTCGGAATAAATTACTCTTGATGCCCCTAATCCCATGTTAGATTACCTCCTCGACTATCTGAATCGGCTTCTTTGGGTCACGAGCCATTTTCTTGTAGATGTCTGGTATGTCGTTTTTGGGTATAGGGTCTGATATGTGTCTTGTGGACCCCTGCTTAAACCCAGGTATTCTTACAACCACTGAACCCGCCAAATGGACTTCAAGGTCGCTTGGCCTCAAGTTATGGATTCTTGCGGTCCCTGGAATCGGAGTATATTCGTCTGCCACTTTGTCCCCCCGTATAATTAGGTTTGTTGCTGCTCTGCAATAGCTTGAAAGTCGATGATAGAGTCGATGCTAGTTGCGCTCGGTATTACTAGCTCTTCGATTCTCTCTATATGGATATCTGAAACATTAAGTACAAAATTGAGGCCATACATAGGCAAATCTGTGTCACCAAATGGAATGACCTTGTCCCAAATGAAGTATGGGTTTTGGCCGTTTACTTCCGCTCCAGTATGAGGCGGAATCACTTTATATATTGCTTCAAAAAGGTAATTGCAGTGTGACTTAGTTGTTGCATACACTACAATGTCATAAGCTACTGTAATTGGGACCGGATAGGGTTTCTGCAACCATTCTACCGGTCCCGTGAATGTATCGCCCTCAAATTCTACTGTTCCGGTCTCAATTGACGGAATCGACACCACGCAACTACCTCGTGTATTATCTAAGTCGATTCGTGGACCTTGCCTTACTATAGCGATACATGGATAGATAGCTTTCCCATGTTCTCGTTCTGGATAGTCTAATAAAACACGGATAGACTCACCATTGAGAGTTATTTTCTCTAGTTGCCCCACCAAGTAATCGTCGATGTCAGAAATCATTATTTCAAAACGCCTATTACAGCTTGTTTTAGGATACGAAATACTGCGGGAGCAGACCTAAAATATGTGGGCTGAACAATTGGTCGTCCATGTTCTTCATGGAAATTACCAATCCATCCTGTTGTCTTTCCTGACTTAGCTCTATATGCTTTAGCATGAGAGCTATTACGAAAGTGTTTTCTCTCTTTTGAACCACCAAGGAAGTGTAGGTATGGAGGCTTCCAAGGAACATCTTTTAGATATACACTACCAACAAATCTCGATATTCTACGGTATGTAAAATTCCCCATTAACTGACCTGTCATGATAAGTATCATCGGGGAAAAATGATTTTTAACCTTCCAATTCTGCCATGAAGCAGATATTGGTGGCCAACCGTTTGCTTGCTGAAGTCGAAACGTATTTATGAATTCTTTGTATACTTCAGCCATCGCCATCTCGATGGCAGCCGACGTGCTAGACTCTATAGACTTAGCCGCACTCTTGTAGAAGCCTATTAGGTCATCAATGTTTGATGTTACAGCAAATCCCATTAGTCTATATTCCACACTTCAGGCACAAGTTCGTCTTCAGGTTCAGGGACATAAGTATCATTAACTCTGACACTATCTTCTAGCCTACATACTGTGAGATTATGAATACCGCAAATTGGCACGATGTATTTCTTTAGCTCTTCGCCTTTGATGAAATCTAGTAGTCTACTATTGAATATGAAATGGTCTTGTTCTGTGATAGATACTGCCTGAGTAGTTAGATATGAGTTCTCAAATTGAACTTCATAAATCTTATAGTCCAACATGCCAGATGAATCTATCTGTAAGCCCTTAAATGATTGCTGGTCTAGGTCTTGGAATATACATATCAGGTCTGTTTCTGTGCCTGTAGCAAAGTCAACATGTGTTATGGTATCTCCGGCTAACAAATCATGCGCCCTTTTTATACCATTCCTAATTCTTGTTATTTGACCTGGACGTAACACTTAGAATCCTAATATCCCGCAACCGGGCCATTTCTCATCAGATGGAAGGATACTAGGGTTAACTGTAGCTTCAGCCTTAAATATCCTATTGTCCAACTCAACCTTTAGCGCTTCCAGGTATTTAATTGCATCACCAAACTCTACTGATGACTTACCCGCTGCTGCTTTCTTGACTTCTTGAGCAAACTTAAGCAACAGACGGGCTACGAATGAACGTGTGACTAACAGAGCTATATAAACCGAGCGTGGGTCTGTCATGTCATTGAGCGTCCATGAACGTAGCGCCATCTCTGCTTCTATTCTGGAGTTTATTGCAGTAGTAATAGTAGGGTCCAACTCAAGAACCGGGTCTAAGTCTACTAATACTAACTGTTCGATATCAATCGACATGATGCTCCAATTCGTAACGTGCGATTGCTCTAGCCAAGCCAAACATCGAGATTTGGTCGCCTCTTATGGAATACTTCTTTCCCATTTTCTCTAAAGTATTGTGACTATAGAGAGTCATCAATTCCTTGATTCTAGCGGAATGAATTATTCCAGACTGAAGGTCTTCGTCTTTTTTTTAGAGCCTGGCTTACATTTAGCTTTAGGCTTAGGTTCTATAACTTCCTTTGGCTCTTCTATGATGACAGGTTCTATCACTACTTCTTCTATGACGGGTTCTATAATGACCTGTTCTATAACAGCGGGAAGTTCTACTGGTTCATCTACCATTATGATGCCACCAGAATTCATCCTTAGCCTAGTCTGATAGCCGACATGTCTTACTTCCTTAACTTCATCACCACGTAAGCGGAACTTAGTCTCAGGGTCATAAAACATGCCGGTTTTGCTTTTCAATTGAATAAACATCAATCACCTATACGATAGGGTCCATCCAGCTTGGGAACACATAGCTTGTACCATAAGCATGGCCAGAATCTACTATTACCCTTGCATGTCTGAACGTATTTGAAAAACCGCCTATAACCGAACAGGCAGTCCCATTCAACTGTCGCATCACTATACGCTCTGACTCTACTGTCAGACCTCTGAACTGTAGATAAATCATCGCCTGAGCCTTGTCGAACAACAAGCACTGACCATCTGAAAGGACAGAAGAAATAAGGTGAGGCATAGCAGCCGGGAGGATACGATTCTTGGATTCAATATTCACATAAGGATTACCGAAGCCTGAAGGAGCCTTGAACTCAGTAATGCCAAGCACTGTGTTAGCAGTAGCTTCTGACGTTACCAGGTTGTCCCAACTCATCATTATCTGTCTCGCACGAACCCACGCCCTTACCAAGTCAGCAAACGCCAATGTTCCATTAGATGTAACACCAACGACCGCACATTGGTCTGTGGTATCAGCCTGGTCGCCGTTCACAAGACAAGTCACGCCATCAGTAAACAAAGAAGCCGAAAGTAGCTTTCCGAATCTCATGAGATACTGAGAAAGAAGAGCGATAGGAGTAGACAACATGAGTTCGTCAGACACCTTAATCGCTTTAGCTTTCTTACGAAGTCGGACAGTCTTGTCGCCCCAGGTAATATCAGTCTCACTGATGGTCTCAGCTTCAGCCGTATCGGACGGAGCCGCATCAGAGAATTCAACCCAAGGTGAAGTTACAGTCAGCGACGCAGCGCCGATTGATGCACTTACAAGCTGAGTATAGGCAGCGTCAGTTTCCATGCCCTTCAAGATGAAATCGCGGACAAGCTCAGGAGCCAAATACTTCACGTCATCGGAAAGTGTAATCAAGTTGTCAAGTGTAATGGCGCTAGGGTCTAGTCCAAGGTCACACCAAAGGTCAACCATAGAAATAGGGTCGCCTGCTGTGTTTTTAAGACCAACCGCCTCGCCACTTTCGTTAATGGCTCTTGAAGCCATAAAATCTATCAAGGTAATCTCTTTCCCTGATTCGCCATCAGAACCTCTATATTTCTGAAGAGGTCCGTATACTCTCTGTTTGAAACTATTAGTTAAACCAAGTTCTCCGGCCACTATCTATTTCCCCCTCTATTTAGTATTCTAGTGTTGTAACTGTTGTAGATGCAGCGTAGGTATCAACGGTAAAACCGAGGATATCGTAAGCATCATTTGCTACTGTTTCAATTTCTATATCTTCCCAAGCAGCAATAGCTGTTATTTTGAGTTGGCCAAGATATGTCGCTTCTGCTGTAAATGCTACCGCTGTTGCATTAATGTCTGTAGCGACTTGTGCCGCTGTCCTTGCTGTTCCGGCGGTAAGGTCAAATGTTTCTGATGCGTTAGCCCCTACGGTAATCTTAAAAGCGTCTGTAGAGCCATTTGTGATTAGATACGGGCCTGGTAAGGCGCTTGTTAGAGATAGAGGCTCAGGCCCACTAATAACTACTCCGCCTACTGCTCCAGCATCATGAGAATCTGGGGCAACGTCAGTTATTCCGGCGGTAAAGCCTAGCAAGGCATAAGAACTTCCAGTTATGGCTTCAATCTCAAAATCTGTGCCTACGTCATCAACTGTGAATTTAATTTTATTAGCGGCTGTAGCCGAAACTGTAACATCTGTAACGGCTGAAAACTCTGTCACTATCTGAGCCGCAGTCCTTGAACCAGCAGTAGCAAAAGTTACTGTCTGTGAGTTACCAGTGCCAACTTTCAACTTAAACATACAGTTAGGTGTTACCGTAGCTACAGTAAAGCCAAGTGTGGTATAAGCATTTCCACTTACTGCTACTATCTGAATAGCATGGCCAGCATTAGATGGAGTTAGGACAACATGACCTGTTGCTGCAGATGCTACAAAACCAGAAGCTCCCGAAAGGTCAGTTGCTATGTTGGCTGCGGTCCTTGCAGCACCCGCTGTTAATGAAAATGTCTGAGCGCCGCCACCATTAATGGCTACCTTAAGAATATCATTTCCATAGACAGGAGCTACTGACACTATAAAGCCAAGTGCGGCATAAGCGTCACCATTTACAGCCGAAATCTCCAAACTTTGGCCAGCCGTTGTAGCTGTTAACACTACATGGTCATTGACAGCAGAAGCCGCAAATCCAGTAGCTGCTACTAGGTCAGTTACAATGTTGGCCGCTGTCCGTGCTGCACCAGCCGTTAGGCTAAAAACTTGGTCCGCAGCGCCATTTACTGAGACAGAGAATTGGTCATTTCCATAGACAGGTGTAGCTGATACTGTGAAGCCCAATGCTGTATAAGCATTACCATTAACAGATGATATCTCCAGGCTTTGACCCGCAGTGGTAGCTGTCAAAACAACATAGTTGCCAACACCGGCTGAGGCAGCAAAACCAGCGGCTCCAGCAAGGTTTGTTACAATATTGGCCGCAGTCCTGGCCGCACCGACAGTTAAAGAGAAAACCTGGTCAGCCGCTCCATTTACGGAAACAGCAAATTGGTCATTTCCATAAACAGGAGTAGCCGATACCGTAAAGCCTAATATTGTGTAGGCATGGTTAGCTATCGTCTTGATTTCTAACGATTGACCAGCAGTAGTTGCCGTAAAAACCACATGATTAGTAGCGTCAACTGTTGCCGTAAAGCCTGTCCCTAGTGCAAAGTCAGCAGCTACTTCAGCAGCGGTTTTTGCGGGACCAGCGGTTAATGTAAAGTCCTGAACCGCCGCTCCATTAACAGAAATAGAAACTTTGTCACTTGCGTTCAGAACAACGGCAAATGTCTCTGCTATAGTTCCAGTTATTGTCGCTTTAGCTATAGCAAATGTCTGTGCTACTGAACCTGTTATTGTAGCCTTAGCAATAGTGTATGTTTCGTCTACCGAACCAGTTATTGTTGCCTTTGCAATTGCGAAAGTCTCTGCTACCGAACCAGTGAGTACGTTCTTTATAACAACCCACGGAGCGGCTACAGTCCCTGTTACGCTTGCGAATGGAGCATTGACGAAAGGTGTTACCCTGTTCAATGTATTCCATACAAACGGCCCCAAGGGACTTGTCGTAGAAGCTGTCCTAGTGGTTCTCTTTCTAAAGGGTGTAGACACTACACAAGATGTCATGTCGTCTTCGTGTTTTATAACAGTTCCGACTACTTCATCCTGAGCAATACCGTTTGACTTTATGATAGACAAATCACTAGATATTACAGCCACGTCTCCGACTTCAATTGTCGTTGGGCAAGTGAACGCTACAGCTAGGGGCTTATCAATAGTTTGAGTCGCCATGTTGCCTCCTAGAGTTCAAGCGTTTCAATCGCTGCGTCACCGGCATTAGTCGAGGTTATAGCCACGCCACGAATTGCAGCAGGACTATGTGTCTGAGAGTCATAAGCAATTACCTTGCCGTCACCGTCGAAAACAAAGGCGCCAATGGCACAAGCAGCTCCAGACAATCTATCAGTTCGTTTCTCTCTGAATCTGGTCTCAACTGTGCATTCAGTGGCATCAGCCAAATGTTTACAAACAGTTCCAACAATTTTAATAGAGCCTGCTCCCGAAGGAACCGCCACAGTATTAGCGGTAGTAGCTTCTACAACATCTCCAACATCAACAGTGGTGGCGCATGTAAAATTAACTGCCAACACATCACTTCTATTAGTACTCAAGTTCGTTATCCCCCTTGTATTATGTTATCGGTACAACGCCGCGACTGAAGCTGCGATGTCTTTGTCTTTTTGTGATACAGTAGGTTTATCTTTAGGTAGGTCCGACCCTTCACTAACACGCTTAACGGATAGAGTGCTTTCAGTTATATCTCTATACTCAGTAACCATGTCTTCGAGATAATCCAGGTCTTCAGATACTTCAATTCTACTTCTCATTCTCTTCTCAGATTCCGAAAGTTCGGCTTTACCAAGAGCAGCCTTTGCACTATCAAACCATTTAACGGCTTCTTTCCTAAAATGACCCAACAGTTTCTCACCATGTTCTGATAGAGCAACTTTGGCATTTAGCGTAGAAATAAATACGTCATTAGATTCAGCGCCAACAATCTTCTTGGCTTCATCCAACATAGAACCAAGTGTATTTACTCGGTCCTTATATTCAGCGTATTTAGAAATCTTAGTCACAAGTCTTTCCTGAAGGTCTTCGGGTATCGCTTCATTCTCAGCAATTACCGCTTCGACTCCAAGAGCGCTAACCAGGTTAGACAGTAGTGTTACATGTTCTTCCATGTAAGAAGTCTCCTTTGTTTCCTCTGTAATAGTATTTTCTATAATTTCTTCAGTGGTGTCTGTGTTCTCCACAATTTCGTCTATTGCTTTTGTATTATCAGTCATGATATTCCTTCTCCCAGCATTAGGGTCAGCGCCCGCTCCACTCTGAACTATGGCCATATGTCTAACGGCCTTAACGTCTATAGGCAACCACCTAACTTCATTTCCATTTACTGTTTGTCCTTGAGATTCAAGGAATTTACTGAACTTCATATTTGGATGACTAGGTTGGCAGTCCATAACCACACCAATAGAACCATTCCTTAGTATTCCATCCTGTAAGCCTACAGCAGCCTTCTTATCAAAGTCGGGGTTAACATATAGCTGTGCATTAACACCTACAGGAATATCATCAGAATCTTCCCAAGACGCATTAGTAACATATCCACATACATCGTGAGCATCATTTGAATGATTCCAGATAAGGTCAGGTCTACTAACATTAACCAAGTCAACAATCTTTTTCAGTGTTTCCCCACCATCATGACCATAATCTACCAACTGAGGCATAACAAACGACGAGTTAGGCCAAGCCTTAACTGCGCTTATTAGTCTCCAATTCTGTGTCACTGGTCCTATTGGTATTTCAGTAGATATTGAGTTAGAAAATGATACGTCTTCGGTAGGTTCTTCGTCTGTAATATTGTCAGTTACTTCTTCGGTTACTTCGGCCTGAATGTTCTCAATTACTGGTTCTAGCCGTCTTGCAGAACAATTAACAACGGTCTCAAAGCGATATATGTTACTCTGTCGCTCGTTGTCAAATTCTACATTTAATACTGGATACTGGTCTGTCAATGACTCCCCCCCGTTATATGCCTATACCGGAACGACGTAATGTCTACATCGAGGATGATATGGCGGTGAAGCCATCCCTAATTCCTGTATAGATGATTCAGTGGATTCCGCTAGTTCTGAGAGGCTATACCTTGCTGTAAGGAAATCACCAACAGAACTAGGCTCCCCCGCATCCACTATGTCACGAATACTGGTCATTTCAGTCTTAACGCTGAACTCTTTGCCAATCATGTCGCGACAATATCCGCAGGTTCTCTCATCATCTGGACCGTCTATCCGAAATCTCTCTATTCCGGCCCGTTCTAAATTGAACAGGGAAGCCCATGCCTGAGAGCGCTGTGCGGTGGTGGTGGCAGTGTGGATAGCTGAGTTCGTAACCATACTAGAGAGATACTTTTCAGCCTCGGTTATAAACGAATCAACATCACTGCCGTTTCTGATTTTGTCGAATTCCGTAGAGAAGTAACTTTTAATCTTTAACTTCCTATCTTGGCTTCGACTAACGAACTGTTTTACGGCCCAGGGTTCAACGATTGTCGATAGATAAGCGATTGCCGCTAATTCTGCGTTGGAAATTTCTGAACCTGCTAAAACAGCCTTCCAATTTTCTACTATCTCTTTATTTGCTAGATTACTTAACCTAACAGTATCAACATTATCTTCATACTCGTTCAAGTAGTATGTGATAGCATTGACAATACTGTCTTCTGAAAAGTTCCGTAATCCTTTCAAATAATTGCGTAATGCGTCTATACCTTTAGTATTCGCATACATCATCATAGACAATAACTCGTCAATATAACTATTCTTTTTCTTATCTGATGCAAATGAAAATATTTTGTTACTTGTTATGTCATACTTGTTGTCTTCTTGTGAGAACTGAGCAATAAATGAGCCGTCTTTTGTTTGTTCTTTGCTATACCCTAAGTTCAGTCTAGCTTCGTCTAGGTTTATGATACCTCGTTCTAGTTCTAAACCAGCCTTCTGTGATAACATATATGCAGCTTCAGCATCCATAAACTCATTCAATGACCTGCTAGGCGCAAATTCACATGATATCAAGCAATCGCTTAGACCATGTAGCGCTAGATTCAGTCTATGAACAAACTCTACTACTCTCTTTACCGCTAACTGGTAGAATGATATACTCTGGACGAACTCCTCATATATAACGGATACAAAACTATCCGATGAACGCAAGTTCCAACCCATTAACGCAGCATCACGATTTAATCCTGCAAATAGACCAAGTAACACCATCTGAAGAATGTCTTTTGCACCACTAGCCGATGCTTGAGTATTCTGAAATGTAAACTTTATATTGTTATATCCAATACCTAGCCCTGACGCCATGTTGTCTGTAACAGAGTTTGCTATGGCTTGTAGGTAGGTTCTAGCCTTACTATCATAATCTTCCTGTGTTTCTCCAGGTGAACGTGGAGGTGGTTCTACTTCAGCTATCATAACTCCAAGCGCTGAAAGTTTACTCATCCAATCTTTTACTTGATTGATGATAGAACGGTGAATCGCTGCCGGTTCGATTGCCGCTATGATTGGCGGTATGGGGTAAGGGTTTCCGTCTCTCATCATGGCATTTACAAAGATGGTTTGTGCCGGATTGAGAGGTATAATTCCTCTAGCCTGATTCTGGCATAAAAGGTAATGTCCTTCGTCGTCGAATGTAAATCGTAATGACTTTATTGGCACAGGATATAGTTGGTCTACAGCCTTAAATTGTTTATTAGGAGGAGCTTCAACACAGGTTGCATTGGTCCTGGCTAATTGAGAGAAACAGGCCGATATTAGGCCATTCATCCCACCACCATAATAGAAACAGTTTTCGGCAAGTTCATTACACACAGCAATCGCCATTTCAGCCTTCTTCTTACCTGGAGCGACTATCGAAAGAGAATGTGCTGTATGAGCCAACGAAACTGTTGATTGATGATAACGTGCCACATACGGGTCTGATAAGCACATCTGGTCAATGATGTCGAATACTTCAAACGGGATTTTACCTGATATATAACGTAGAGCCTTAAGATATTTGTCCATCTCTAACGATGGGTCAAAGTTCTCATCGGCGCTAGTCCTTGCTGTTACTGTTGGATAACCTTTTTCAACTGCCATTAAGCGCTCCCAATCCTCCGATTACCAAAAATAGGTACTATCATCGGTCCTGAATTTCTAATACCTAATTCATATCCACAAATAAGTG